AAGCAATTGATAGATTTATTGAAGGTGCGATATGATTCTAGATGCAAAACAAAAAGAAACTTTTGATGGACTTTTAAGGGCGTACATTAATGAACCAAATGATGCACAATATAATTTTGCCCTAGGTTTATTTTATTACACTATTGGACAAACTGCGGCTGCTGTGGGTTTGTTTATACGCACCGCGGAACGTACTGAAGACAAAGAACTAATGTACGAGTGCATGATGCTTTGTGCAGATTGTTTTGCACAGCAAGGAACACGGGGAATCAGTGTTAAAGGCATGCTCAAGCATGCGGTTAGCATCAACCCACGTCGTCCTGAAGCATACCTAAAACTTGCTATGGATCAGGAGATGACTGATACAGCAAGCAATTGGTTTGACAGTTATCTAACAAGTAGCCTTGCGTTAGAATTTTGTGATTTTGATCTACCGCCATTGCAGTATAGCACAAGCTATCCTGGTAAGTATGCTCTTGTATTTCAAAAAGGACATACTGCATGGTGGTGCGGCATGACCGATGAAAGTAGAGATATAATGCTAGATTTGCATGACAATTACCAGGATGTGATGACTGTGCATTATCAAAATCTCGTACATCAAAATTTGATAGCGACCGGAGTATTTGGACCACCGGTGGATGCAACACCTCAGCCAGAAGTTTTAACTCCTAATTTTGCCGTTTACAATGCAACAAAGCATGCAAATCTTAGACACAAGTTTAAAATGAGCAAAAGCATTGAACAAAACTACAGCGAAAGTTATCAGGATATGTTTGTGCTATCCGTGGTAGACGGCAAACGTGAAGGAACTTATCTTGAAATTGGCAGTTGCAGACCATTCTACGGCAACAACACAGCCTTGCTAGAAAAAGATTATGCTTGGAAAGGTGTCAGCATAGATTACGAAGAGCAGTTTGTAAGCATGTTCAAGCAAGAACGCAAGAATCCATGCTACTGCAAGGATGCAACCACGGTAAACTATTCAGCACTGCTAGCAGCACACGATATGCCTGAGGTAATAGATTATCTGCAGGTTGACTGTGAACCGCCTGGTGTCACATTTGAAGCATTGCTGAACATTCCCTTCGACAAGCATCGCTTCAGGGTAATAACCTATGAGCATGACTATTACGCAGACGAAACAAAAAGTTTCAAGGATAAAAGCCGCAAGTATCTTGAAAGCCTTGGATATGCACTAGTTGTCGACGACATTAGTCCCGACGACAATCGCCCATATGAAGATTGGTGGGTGCATCCTGAGCTGGTAGACGCTGATATACTACAAAAGATGAAGCAAGTAGACGGGCAAACCAAGATGTCTGAAAAGTACATGTTGTCTGGACAACCCGAAATATCCACCGTACGCAGCAATTTTGATTGGGGACTAATCAAAGAAAATGAATGGTTCCATGGTATTGTGTCTGGGGAAGTGTTTGAAAGGCAAATCTACAGCAAGTTTTTTGATGTAGAGCCTGGCGATACAGTCATGGACATTGGTGCAAGTGTTGGACCGTTCCTCGAAACCATACGTGATAAAAAAGCAAGTAAAATTATAGCCATTGAACCTCACAAAGAACTGTACAAAACACTTATGCACAACACATTGGGCATGCCTGTCACAAATGTAAACAAAGCAATAGGTGCAAGCAATGGAGAAGAAACAATCTACACATTGTTTGATCCTGATGTAATCAACACCGGAGAAAGCACCGCTGGTACAACGGTGAATACAATAGAGTTTAATTCATTGCGTAAGCAGTACAGGGTTGATCATATTGATTTCTTGAAAATGGTTTGCGAAGGCGCAGAGTATTACATCTTCAACGATGAGAACATGCAATGGATCAAAGACAACGTGCGCAAAATTGTAGGTGAATGGCACCTTGCAACTCCAGAACAACAACAGCAGTTTAGACATTTCCGCGACACATACCTCAAACAGTTTGATAACTTTGAAGTATACAGTTTTGACGAAGTAAACATAAAGCATGATTTATGGAGTGATTGGTTCCTTGATCATTATAATGAAATAACAATCTACATTGATAACCGTGTGCCAAGCAAGCCACCGGTTGAGGTAATTGCAAGGCAATCTAATGTAATACATGTGCCCAAGTCAACAGTGCCACAACCTTGGAAAAACAGTATAGCACCCACTATGGAGTTTACCACTTGTGTACCCAAAAAAGGGTGTGTGGTTGATTGCGTGTTCTGTCCGCAACAAACTCTGTTAAGTGTTTACAAAGGCGAAAAAACTCTAAGCCTTGACAACTTCAAACGCATTGTGGACAAGATACCAGAGGAAGTACGCATCACATTTGCTGGCTTTACAGAGCCCTGGTTAAACAAACAATGCACAGATATGTTACTGTATGCACACGAAACAGGTCATCCTGTTAGTGCATTTACAACTGTGGTTGGTATGACCATTGAGGATATTGAGCGTATCAAACACGTTCCTTTTGCAGGACGTCCGAATGGTGGATTTACTGTACACTTGCCTGATCAAGAGCGCAAAGCCAAGCACCCTATTGCTGATAAGTTTATTGAAACAGTGGAGCACATGCAAAAGGTACACAAAGAAATACAAAACTTTAGTGTGATGTGCATGGGAGAAGTGCATGAAAGTGTACGACATCTATGGCCAGATGCTCCTGTATACGATATGTGGAGCAGGGCCGGCAACCTAATTGGTGAAGCAGCACTCAAGCCAGAAGTGAACAAGTATATCTTTAAGAGCATTGATCATGGCGACCAACCAATGACCTGTGGTTGTGACGAAAGACTGTACCACAATGTGTGCATGCCAAACGGTGATGTAGCACTGTGTTGCATGGATTACAAACTTGAGCACATTACCGGCAATATTCTTGAAAGCACCTACGATGAAGTTGTGCCAGCACCATACAGTTGCTATGAAATGTGCAACAAGTGCGAAAATGCTGTAAGCATCAATGATCCATTTATAAAAACAGAGATGGCAAGCATTGGTTTATGATATACAGTAGAAGTTTAGCAGTAAACGAAGACCTTCAGCCTAATAAGCGAGCATTCGTTGTAGATAACTTCTACAAAGATCCAATGGCTGTGCGTGAATTTGCACTAGAGCAAGAGTTTGTTGAAAATGAATATTACATTGGCAGACGTACAACTCAGCAGTTTCTGATACCTGGCATTAAAGAAGCATTTGAAAACATTCTTGGTAGACGTGTCACTGAGTGGGAATCACATGGTATGAATGGTCGTTTTCAATGGAACAAAGCAGGTGATCCACTTGTGTGGCACAGTGACGGTCAACGGTGGGCAGGTATGATTTACCTTACACCAAACGCTCCTGAGTGGAGTGGGACCAACACCTATGTACACAGAGAAACTAAAATAAGTCACGTAAAACAGGTAAATGACCTAGGCGAAATCTACAATCAAAAAACTTTTCTTGATCCAACACCATATGACGAACTTGACAGGTACGGAAACTTGTTCAACCGTCTTGTAATTTTTGATGGTGGACAAATACATGCCGCAGGCGGCTATTTTGGTTGGGATGCCGATAGTGCAAGGCTGTGGCACATGTTTTTCTTTGATGCTGAAGATTAGTAGTTGTTCTGAATAATTGTAATTTTATTCATAACTTCGTCAAATTGCACAGTGCTCCATAGTCCTGGATGCATTGGGCGTGGATATACGCCACTCTCAATCCAACTATAACCGCAGTGTTCTTCATTTAAATCTGGAACAAATTCGTCGTGTACCAAGCAAAAGAATGTATGATAAGTGAACTTTAGATCAGGACTTGTAAATTGTTCAATTGGCACAAGTTTTATAGGCTCGGGCCAACTTCCTAATTCTTCATTGCATTCTCTATGAATAGTTTCGTAAAGTGTTTCTTCAGGTTCGCATTTACCGCCTGGTAGGCCCCAAGTGTGTGGATTTTTTCCATCATTACGCAGTAGATACAGATAGCGTCCAGTTTTCACACTATAAAACCATATACCTACTGCGTTAATCACAATACCAGACTCCACTCGCCGCCTGGATAAACACCTTCATAACTCTTTAGCCAGCTTCCATTAGCCCATCGATACTGAATACCGGTTGTAATATTAGTGACATATTGAACATTACTTAAATTGCTACTATCGAACACAACATTCCAGCGTGTGCCATCATACTCAACAATGTCATTAGCCTGTGCAACAAGTGGTGTGCCAACTGGTTGATCAGTTCCTCTCCATGCCTCAGCGTTTCCATCATCAACTGTGCCTGTTGCTTCAATAAACAAATATCTTTGTCCTGTAGCGGCTGCTGGTAGTCCAGCACCTGGCCCTTTTCGTAGAGGGTCAACAATGGCATTAATCGCAGTTAAAGTATTTGAAGGTATTGTATCTTCATCTACGGTAAACAGCAAGAATCTATCATCGCTTGGATGATATGCAACTGTGCCTACAATAACTGATTCATCATACGGATTATCTAAGCGAATCTGACTAATACCATCTCGTAAACTTCCATATAGGTCAACGACTGTATGCCATGTTAAGGCAGTGTCTGGTTGCGTTGGTACATCTACACCGCTAGCTCCGGGTACCACTGTTTGCTGCTCCATTACCTGTAACTGATTACCTAGCAACAGTGTTTTATAGTTATATGGAGTAAATTTTTGTCTAGTGCCAAGAAGTAGATCATTGTTGAAAATAGCATTACTTAGGTCACCGTTTCCGTCGAATACACTTGCAATAATTTTATTAATGACACCAAGTTTCTTAACTTTTGCTGGCGGAGATATCCAAATTGGCATGCTAAATTGAAGTGTAGCAACATCAATGGGATCTTCTGTGCCTACTGGTATACTTCTACTACTCCATCTAGTGCTGTCAAGATACAATACACTCAAACTTGTCCAGTCAATAAAGTTATCTGTACTTTGTATTTCAAGTCCTGGGTTGAATAGTACTAGTATTTGTTCTAAAATTTGTAGTTTTTGATTTGTGTTACTAGTCCAAATGTCTAATTGTACTTCAAGTTGAAACGGAACAGGCATCAATCTTTCAACTGTGAATGCACTGCCTTGAGTTTGTTCGTAAGTTTGTGTAATCGGATCCCAGGTTCTTTGGCGTAGATTCATTTTCTCTGTAAATGTAGGATCTTGAATTCTTGGTCGGTCATAGCTTAAATTTGTTACATGAAAAGTCATCAAAGGTGTGGTTGGTAAACTGTTTGCACTGTTTTGCTGTATTATAGTTTGTGCTTGCCTTGTAGCATCTCCATAACGAACTGGCACTCTGTAGAGGGTGTTAGCACCTTCTTCGTCCTTACCGTATTCAACTTCAAAGTTAGAAAATATTCTGGTAAATTGCAGTAAAAATCTTCGTATTTGTTCGTCGTAAAAAAATTGTACAGCCATTAATTATCCGCCTGTGGTTTAAGAATATCGCTGAGCCCTTGACGTTGTGGAATATCACCTCTATCTTCGGTTGGAGTAGTGTTGGTGTTATTAACAAAATCACCAAGCAGTGTGTTGTTATCTGCACCTGGAGTAAGATCAACACGCACATCATCAATGACTTTCACCCATCTTGCACCATCATATCTGAACAAACGATTTGGATAGTAATCTAAACGCAGTGCAAAGTCTCCTAATTCTGGACCAGTTGGAAAAGCGATACCAGGTGTTACTGGTTTTCCATTTGGTGCAGTGCCGTCGCCAACTAGATAACCTAGTGCCCATCCAAATCCTTGCGGTGTAACTGGCTGTGCATCAGCATCTATGGTAATATCATCTACACTGATATCTGTTTGACTTACATCATAACTGTTTGGATCAGCCGGCGATCCGTCAGCATTTGTTCCTACAATGTAGAATCGATCAACGTCGTAACCACTTGCTGGAACTTCATATTCTGCTTGTGTGACAATAGCATCATTGAGTTCTCTATCTTTGGTGACTGTGCCGAACGTTGCAAGTTCACTAAGCGGAGTATAAACACTCCAATAGGTTGTGTTGGTTATTTCTGTGCCAACAGGAACATTTGTGATTGCTTGATAATAAGTTGCACCATCAAGAACAATACTTCCAGTAGGATAATAGTTGCCCGGATCCCAGATATTGTCAGTTGCAAAAGGTTTGTTAAGAATGTCATTGTATTCTTGTGCCCCTACCAATGGTGTTGCTTTTACACGCCAAAGGTGTGGCAACCATGTTTGGCTGAATCCTTCACTGCCGAATGCACCTTCTTGTATTACATAATACTTTGGTATTGCTTTAGGTATATCGCTGTCAAGTGGATGAAAATCTCTAAGGTTAGGTAGTTCAAGCACATCACCGCTCATAAGTTTACGTCCAATAGTGTCGATCATAGCATTATAATGGAACGTAATGAACAGTGTATCATTGTTTAAAAACAAACCAAATTGTGTAAGATCAAAATCAATATCCTGTTGATTATACACGCCACGCATCTGATAAATGTCTTGGCTGTATGCTCTGTCACGGTTTTCTAGTAGGAATAAATCTTCAATAAAAAGTGGATTTTCACTGCTGTAACTTGGTTGGGTAGCATCCTGGGTACCGCCACTCGCACTTGAACTATCGTCACCTGACGGTTTTGGTCCAAGATATTTGTGAACATACATGTCGACACCGCCAACTTGATACATTTCGGCAATGGTGCGATCTAAAAATTTGTAATCATTACGCCTTTGTGGGCTGTACAGTGACAAACGCGGCATCAGCTAATCCTTTAGCTGTATTTACCGCTTTGTCAACCTATGCGTAAATGCTTTTGCGTACCCTGCGCACTAGAAGTACAAATCCAATACCTGCACAAGCTGTTGCAAGCAAGAATGCAGGATGTGGAATGTTGTTGAAGAATCTAAATGCTACAAGTAACACAAACTGAAACCAGCACAGCATCATAACTGCGTCTAAAAATGCTTCTTTCATACACGCACCATTTTCAATACTGTGTCAGGACGACACCGGTTCTGATACTCGTATGCTTCTTGCTTGTCGACGGTGTTGAACACAACATT